TGTTGGCGGAGTTTCCGGAACTCAGGAAACACGAACGGCTAAGGGTGCCGGTGCAGCAGAATGAATTTATCCGCTACCTCATTTACCTGTACGACCCCAAAAGCGACCTGATCAAAGAAGAGCCCGAATTGAGAGACCGTAAGAAGAGAGCCAGTGAGTTATCCGGTTTTGAGAATTACGATAGCAAGGTAGTGCTGGAGATAGCCTTTTATTTCCTCACCCGGGTTTACAACGATCGCAAGTTTCGGGAGTGGTGTGTGTTGCAGCAGGAATTGGAAGAGAAGCAGGAGGCCCGCTGGACACCTATTGACGAGAAGGAAACCAAGGACCCGAAAAACCTGATGGAGGCACATGCAAAAAAACGGGCACTGGGTACGCAATCACTGGAAATTCATAAAGCCCTGGATACAATTGAATCGGAAATCTTTGGTGATAACGATGATCTGAAGCAAAAAGCGAATGAAATGCTATTGACTACACCGGAGAAAATTGCAGCGGCTTATTTTTGATTATAAATTTTGGGGCACCATGAAATTAAATAGACAAATAGGCAAAACGCACCAAATGATTTTAGCATTAATTCCAGAATTATTGAAAGGAAATAAAGTTAGAATACTAGGTGTAAAAGAACCACAAGGTACTATCAAAAGATTTGCGGACATGGGTATTAAGGTAGAATCACAGCTAGTAGAATCAACTAGCCCCATACGGACGACTTTCGATGAGTTATCAGGAAGACAATACATAATAGGAGGAATCACTAAAAAAATGGGCTACGATTTTTATAAAGTATGAAAGAATTAATGTAAGACGACTAAAATGAACGAGTCATGACATAAATGTTCCACCCTATTCCTGGCGGATCTTCTCAGATTATCGAGTTTGGAGATGAGAAGTTAGAGGTCCACCTGCCGCCAGTAGGATATGTGATTGACAAAATGCCGGACCCTAAAACCGGTAAACCCAGCGAAAAACTAATCAAGAGTGAAATACTCTTCAACGATCTTCCGGTTAAAGATCAAAAGTGGACCAAGACCCCGTTTCCTAAAAACTGGGAACGGTGGATAGAGGAAGAAAAATCCTCACAGGAGATTGACCCCAACTACACCCATCCTGACCTTGATCATTTCAGAGCTCAGGAATGGAGGCGGAGAATCAATGGTGTCTGGATAGCGATCGGAAACAATCAGGGTAAGCCCACCGAATACATTTACCTGACCGGCTTTGGCTACTTCTATTTAGCGTGGTGGTATAATGGTTACGAAACCCGTTTCCGGCATGTTTTACTCAGAATATTTTACGCTTTGGAATGGGCTGAAGAAAATCCAGCGTGTTACGGAGTTATCTTGTCTACCCTTCGAAGACTTGGAAAAACAGCGATAGCCTACTGTTATTTATTTGAACTTACATCGCGCATGCGTTACCGGTTTGGTGGTAGCCAGGCACAGAAGGAAGACGTTGCGCAGGAATTCTATTTGAAGTTTCTGGTAGGGCCGTTTATGAATCTACCGGAATTCTTTGTGCCCAAACACGACAACTCGGGCCAGTTAAAGAACGGCATACGGTTTCAGGAAAAAGTAGTTAAGGGTAAAAAATCAAATAGCAATTTCACCAAAAAGAAAAGCCTTAACGGTGACATTACCTTTAAGGAAACCAAAAGTAATGCCTACGATAAATCGAAACTATACCGATACATAGTAGAGGAGCCCGGTAAGTGGGTGAATGATGATATCTACAGCACGTTTAATAAAATCAAGCCCGCTTTAAAGGACGGTCCGCTTATTATCGGCAAAGCATTTCTCCCTACTACGGTTGAAGAACTTGAACTTGGTGGTGATGCTTTCATAAAGTTATTTGAAGACTCTCTCCCATCGCTGATGAAAAGGCATGATGGAGAAACAATCAGCGGACTGATTGCATTATTTATTCCAGCCCAGGAAGGATATTTATTTGATCAGTACGGTAGAAGCGTGGTTGATGATCCATTGCCCACGGATGAACTCTATGAAGATTTAACAGGCAAGCGGATTCTACAGGGATCGAAGACGCTTTTGATGAGAAACCGAAAGCGTGTAGAGCATGATATCGAGAAGCTGACCATTGAGATGCGTCAATACCCGTGGAGCTGGGAAGAGGCGAAGAGCATGAGTAATCAGTTCTGCCACTTCAATCACATGCTACTAACAACCCGATTAAACCAACTGCAGGCGCTACCCAAGCCACGGTTTACGGTAGGTAATTTTGAATGGACCAATGGGAAAGACAGTGATGTAGATTTCTTCCCGGACTCGCATAAAGGTAAATGGAAGGTATCCTGGCTTCCGGATGAAAAGGGAGATGGCGGGCACGGACCCAGTGGCCACAAGATTTCGAATAACGTTGGCTGGGAATGGGATGGAGAAACCCAGAAAAAGCTATACCGGCCGTTGAATGATCACCTGTTTGCAATGGGTGTTGATCCGATCCGGAATATACAGACCGATGACCCTACCGCATCTAAAGCGGCTATGTATATTTTCATGAAGTACAATGCCTTGTGGGATACCGGTGTGCCTCCTGAAAAATGGCGATCATACCGCTTTGTGGTGGAGTACCTGGTTCGTCCGGATGACCCGGAAGATTTTCATGAGGACATGATTAAAACATGCCGCTATTGGGGGGTAAGTATGTTTGAGGAAGGTAACGTGGAAACCCTGAGACAGCACTTTATTTTCAGAGGCTACGGTGCCTTTCTGGTAAACCGTGGCCAGTTTACCGACTTCGCTTTGCCCGGAGTGAAGAAAGATGGCGCCAATGCGGATAAGGCAGTTAGAACCGATGTAGTAGTAACCCACAACGTAGTGGATAAACTGAAAATGTACTACAACCGGCATGTGGATAAGGTTGACTTTCCACTATTGCTTGAGGGTAGTTTAAAATTCCGGATCAAAAAACACTTCAAGAAGGATGCTGTTTTCGGGGCTGGATATACGTTAATAAGTTCGGAGCGGTCTTTTTCTGCACCTGTGCAAGAGGAAGAGGTACCACTTGAATTAGAGGCCTTCCCGCTTTACGATAATCACGGAACGAATAGCAGACAAGTTTCAATAAACGAATTCGAATGGAAACAGTAAAAAGCATTAACGGATTTCCTTCTGACATGATACCCATGAAGGATAAACGTAAAAAAAGTTGGAACCTTCAGTTCTCAAAAAGCTTCCACAAAAGCCATCAAAAGGTTATTGACTCAGAACTTTTTAAAGATTGGAAAAGACTCGCAGAAGGCAAGCAGGAGATTGACCGGTATAAAAAAATGCTAGGCACCAGGGAGCGGGCTGGTAAAGCCGATGTATCCTGGATGAATCTGGATTACACCAACCTTGCACTCATGCCAAAGTTCATTGAGATTATCGTGGACAAGGTTCTTGAAACTCCAAAAGAACTAAAGATTAAAGCGATCGATCCGTGGAGTGTAAACGAACAACGGAAACGGAAGAACAGTATTATCAGCTACATGCTGAATAAAGAACTAAACGAGCAGCTTCAGGGCTTAGGAGTTTCGATGCAATCTCCCTTTGAAGATGGGGAGGCCACACCTACCACGATACGCGAAGTAGATTTATACCTCGATGCGTATCCAAAAAATAAACACGTATTGGAGTTGCACGATGAATTAACATTGTGCTTCAGTGTGAACAACTGGGAGGCAATAGCCAGAAAGATTGTAAAGAATTTTGCCAAAGTTGGAATTTTAGGCACCTGGTCGTTTGTAGACAGTAAGGGGTTTGTGAGGGTGAAACCGATGAATGTGGAACGTGTTATTACGAACCCTGTTGAGGAGAGTGATTTTTCTGATATGACCCGTATCGGAGAATACCTTGCGGTGACGATCGGACAAATCAGAGTAATGGCAAAGGATGAAATTGCCAGAGGCGAAATAACGGAAGCGCAACTGGCAGCATTAGCCACTAAAGTAAGCGGAAACAGTTACACGGTAATGAACCGTGAGCAGACCTATCAACATGCGCGGAGTTACGAAACTCCCTATGTGGCCCCGTATGATAACGAAAAAGTTACCGTATTGAAGTGGCAGACAAAAAGCACCGATAGTTTAGCGTATGTAGTCACCAAAGATGACAGCGGTAGAATTACCGTAGACGTTCGGGATAATCCATACTGGCTTGATAATAAAGGAATCACTGATGAAGCCTATCGGGAATTCAATTTATCACAAGGAGTTGACAGACGAGTAGAGCGTATTGAAGTGGAGAATATTTACCAGGGCAACTGGATTGTGGATACTGAAATGATTTTCGGATATGGGTTGAAGGGAGATATTCAGCGCAATGTGAATAGTCTGGCGGAAGCTGAATTGGATGCCAAAATTTTCACTATGGATTTTGATTCCATTGCCCGGAGAGTGGAACCTGTAATCCACACCGCACAAATAAACTGGCTACAGTTCCTTCACCACAGCGCAAAGAGTACGCCTGATGGCACGGCTTGGAATAAAAGAGCTCTGACCGAAATCACAGTAGGGAACAAAAAACTAGATGCACTGGATTTGATTGATATGAGGATTCAGACCGGTAGCACGATCTTTAAAGATGTGGATTCCAATGGTAGACCGGTATCAGTTCCTTATGTGGATTTGAAGGGAAGTGATCCAAATAGGCCATTGCATCATTTGGATATGGTATTCAGATCAATAGACCTGATAAGAACCATTATCGGGTTGAATGAAGTTACAGATGCCAGCTCAGTAAACCCAGACCAGGGAAAGGGAGTGAGTGAGATGATGATCTCCAGCACGAATACAGCGCTTGGAAATTTCTACTACGGACACAATTACATTTATAAAGAAACCGCTAAGTCGGTAGCCCGGTTAATACCGGATGCAAGAAAGTATAAGAATGCCGGCTACATTGAAGCCCTCGGGCAGGAAAGCCAGAAATACTGGGAGGGAAATTCGGATCTTAATTACATGGACTTCTCGATCGACATTTCAGTAGGATGGGATGAAAAGAAGAAAGCCACATTACTAAGAGCAGCGGAAGGAAATCTGAAATCAGCCGGAGGAAGTCTGATGCCACAGGATGTTTATATTATTCTTAATGAAAGTAATCCGGAGAAGGCGTATCTGCTTATCGAGGCGAAGACCAGACAGCGGCAGAAAGAGGACCAACAGCGGGCACTTGAATTATCAAAAGCCAATGCGGATGCCCAGATGCAGAGTAATGCCCAGGCGGAGGAAGAAAAACGAAGCACACTAGAACTGCAGGAAGAATTGAATGATGCACAACACGCCCGGGAAATGGAGCGCATTGAAAAAGAATATCAATGGAAAGCTATCTTGTTAAAACTTGAACGCGGTATTGAGTTAAATGAAAATGAAGCCGAACGGTACAATCAGTTCATGATAGCCAGCGATAAGAACAAGACAAGTATTACCGTGGCAATGATTGGAGCAAGATCAAAATCAAATAGCAGTAAGCAAAAGTCATCAGGTAAATGAAGTTAAATCTCGTTGATGATGATGACCTTCTGATTAATAAAGGAGATGCAATTCAATACTTTAATAAGGAGCTTGGATATACCCAGTTAATCATTGTATGTCCCGGATGCGGGCAAAAGTCAGCATTCTGCCGGCACTCATCGTTTCTATAAGGAAACATTAAGCTACACCCCGTCCATCGTGCATGATAAATCTCTGGGAGGGTGTGGGTGGCATGGATGGCTAACCAATGGGGAATTCAAAGAATGCTAAATAAAAAAGGCTCCCAATCAGGAGCCTTTTTTGGTTTTGTTAATGAGGGAACAATGAACGTTTCCCTCAGAAGAAAGGTAGCAACCAACCGCCTTTCAAAGTTCTTAGTCGGCAGCGGCCAACCATGTGGTAGTAGAGCCGGGCCTCACAGCGTAATGCACAGTTTGACCGGGGGCCAATGTCTGATGCACGTTCACCGCTCCCAACACGCCTGCTTTACTTGTCAGGAATTCACCTGTAGCAGGATAGATTTTTACCGTTACTGTGGCGTGTGCGTTCTGAATAACAAATGGACCAGCACCGGAAGCGGCAGGAAGTCTGTACCCTTCAGCAGAACCACCGGTGGCGGTACCTACTTTAGTCAAGTACTTCGTCAGTGCAGCAGCCGCACCCTGGTTTGCGCCAGCGGCATTCAGTGTTTCGAACTCGGGCACGAACTCGGTGGATGCGGGAGCGATCAGGGTTTCAATCTGATTCAGTGATTCGAATACCTCAACTTTTTTAGACCGGTATTCATTGCCTTCCAACTTCAACACAGATCCACCGCGTTTTGTGTTGGTAATACGTTGCCTGATTTTAGACACCTCAATCGGATAGCGCTTGGGTGTAGTCAGGTCTCTTCCGGCAGTAGGGCTTATTCTACGGGCCGTAACAAAGATGTTTGTGTTTGCCATGGGTATTTTTTATTTGATTTGTACCGAAAGTATGCCTATGGCGAACAAGTCAGACAATATCTACAATATGTTATACATATCAATTCCCAATTTTATACAGGAATCTGCGCACATTACGCGCTGGGTAGGTTTTAGTTTGATAGCATAATTCCCGGGCGAATGGGATGCTTAACAAGTATTCTATTCTCTTCTTCCCTCCCCTAACACGAATATTCTTGATGGTAACTTTTGTATCAGTGGCAAGCAGGTAATCAGTTCCTTTTTCGGGTAATTCTTGTGGCTGATGGGTGATATTGATACGAACCCAGGTAGGGTAATAATTTTGGGATGTTGGTAGAATATTCTGGAACAATTCAGAGGCGCTTACATAAGGCTTGTTATCCACCCAATACACCGTAAGAGAAATATTTGACTCCACTCCCACAAATCTACAATCTATTGTAGTTAAAACAATACATAAGTATAAAAAAAGCAACTTGGCGGGCAAACCAACCGCTTAATAAATACTTATGGAAACAGCCATACACGAGCCCGGAACGGACTACTCGAAATTCACGGTAAGTAAAGAGCCACCAGTAAATACTGGTGGACAAAATCAGTCTGACCAAAGTCAGGACACAACTAAAGATCAGGGTGCAACGAATCAGAGTCAGGACACCACGAAAGACACCACTCAAACCCAAGCCACCCAGACTCAGGACACCACTCAAAACGGTGGAACCAAGCAAGACACGACACAGCCGGCAAAGATTGAAGATGCCGATTTGTTAAAAATATTAAACGAAAGAGGCATTCAGATATCATCTTTTGATGATTACAAGAATGTGCTTTCGGAGCGGGACACCCTGAAAACAGAGGTGGAAAAACTCGCTAAAAAAGAACTTGAATTTCCCAATGAGAAGGCCAAAGCCATCTATGAATTTGCCTTAAAACACCAAGGCAATGAAGTGGCAGCGGCACGTAACTACCTGAACCTGGTAGAACTTGATCTTACAAAGACCGATGCGAAGACGCTGCAATTTGAGGCTTTTGCCACGAAGCATCCCCAGCTACCCAGAGAGGAAGCGAAGGCCATATTCGAAGAGCAGTATCAGCTAGACTATGGGGACGGAGACTTTGAAGGCAAGGCACTATTAAAGTTCAGGCATGATAACGCCACCAATGAAGCGAAGCTTGCCATCGAGCAGGCTGTAAAAAGCTACAGGGAGGCAAAGACTGAGGAGCCCAAGAATGCCGGCCCATCGCAGGAAGACATTCAGCGGGTAACTCAGGGAGTTGAAGCAGCACTACGGGAATTTAAAGGGGCCGATATTTCACTCGGAGAG